GACATCGAGTTTGATTCTGAGGATTTGGCTACCGTGTTACTGCTGGCGAGAAAGCAACAACAACGTGGCAGTTGAAAGCACCATTCAGATTTACGGCATCAAGGCGGCTCTAAAAGAGCTGAACACCATTGATGCCAAGTTGCGTCGTGAAGTGACAAAGGATTACAAGCAGATTGTCTCGAGTGTCGTGGCTGATGCGAAAGCGGCTATGCCTAGCCAGGCACCGTTGAGTGGTATGAATCGTGGCTGGAAAACCAAATCTGGCTTTGAGATTATTCCTAAAGATGGTTGGTCAACTGCTGCTGCACAAAAGATGTTGGCAGCCAAAATCAATACTAAAAAGGTCAAAGAGTTTCGTGGCACCAAAGTCAATGTCGGCACGTTTCGCATTGTGTGGACTGGTACGGCAAACACCATTTTTGACATTGCTGGACGTAAATCAAGTGGCACGTTTGTAGATCGGCTAAATGCCCGGTATGGGCGCGCCTCTCGAGTGTTGTGGCCTTCGTACGAAAAGAACCAATCGCAGGTTGAGCAGGAGATGATTGCGTTGTGTGAGCGTGTTATGCGTGAGGTCAATCGCAATCTCGTCATGGCTCCACAGAGTTCGTAGGATGTAGCAATGGCTGTCAACATACCCATCGTCTCAGAATTTGACTCGAAGGGCATCAAGAGCGCAATCAGTGAATTCAAGAGCCTCGAGGGCGCTGGCGCGAAAGCCCAGTTTGCTCTCAAGAAGGCTGCTATCCCGGCAGCTGCGGCTATTGGTGGGCTTGCTGTCGTTATTGGTGATGCAACCAAGGCCGCTATTGAGGATGCAAAAGCACAAGCCCTGCTCGCCCAGGCCATTACGAATAACACGCTGGCTGGGGAAGCCAACATCAAGGTTGCTGAGGCGTTTATTGAATCCACGATGATGTCGGCGGCTGTGGCTGACGATGAACTACGCCCAGCCCTTGCCTCGCTTGTTCAGGTGACCGGAGAGATGACTTCGGCACAGGATGGCCTGACACTGGCCCTCGACATCGCAGCAGCCACTGGCGTTGATTTGGGCACGGCTACGGATGCCATTGCTAAGGCGTACGGTGGCAACACTAAGGCGCTAGGCACGTTGCTGCCCTCGGTACGCAGCCTTATCAAAGAAGGCGCGTCACTGGATGAGGTGTTTGCGGCTGTGGCTGGCACTGTGGGCGGATCAGCAGCTGTGGCTGCCAACAGCGCTGAAGGTCAAATGAAACGGCTATCGCTCACCATTGGCGAAACCAAAGAATCAATCGGTGCAGCATTCCTGCCCATTCTTGAGCGCCTGCTCCCAGTACTGCAAAAGTTCGCTGTGTACGTACAAAACAACACTGACAAAGTGCTAGCCGTCATGGCTGTGGTCGGCTCCCTTGCCGGAGCGATTCTGGCATTGAACGCAGTTATGAAAGTCATCACGGTCACGCAGTTGGCGTTGAACCTTGCAATGGCTGCTAACCCAATTGGCTTGGTCGTTACGGCTGTGGCGCTGTTGGTGGCTGGCTTTGGTGTGTTGGTCGCCAAAACTGGCAGCGTCAAAAACGCATTCGCCACCATGGGCAACTTCATCATCGGCATTTTTGAGAGCATCGCCAACACATACGTCAGCATGATAAACCTTGTCATCAAAGGACTAAACCTGCTGCCGGGTGTCAACATTGGCGAACTCGGTGACATCAACCTGCCACGCTTCAACATCAGTAGCGGTGGCACTGCTAGCGGTGCTGCTGGTACGGCTGCTGGCCCTGATCGAGTAGAACGCATGATTCAAGTACCAAGCATCCCGGCGATTGCCCCGGTGACGTTGCCTGCACCATCGGGTGGCGGTGGCGGTGGTAGTCGCGGTGGCGGTGGCGGTCAAATGACCGTGCAACCGTTTGACCCTTCGGTGTATGACCCCAAGAGCCGCTACTACGAAGTACCAGCGATGTTGGACGCGGCGTATGCGCCGAAGCAGGCTGTGTACAACGTGACGGTCAACAGCACCATTGCCGACGAGCGCCTCGGTGACACCATCGTGAACGCGCTCAAACAGTACAACCGTCGCAGCGGCCCACTTGACGTACAGATTGCGTAACCATGGCTGCCAGCGTTGTCCAATCAGGTAGTTACCTGCTCGAGCTTGACACAGGCTTTGACTACAACTCATTCAGGTTGGATGACGCAACCAAAGGCGTACTCAACAACACCACCTATGGCTTAGGGCCTCAAACTGGTTACGCAGACATCACCGAGTATGTGACCGAGGTTGCCTACAAGCGAGGTCGCCGCAACGTGGACGATCAGTTTGGTGCCGGGACAATGAGTTTCCGCATGACGGACGAGACAGGCATCCTTGGGCCGTATGACACTGCCAGCCCCTATTTCGACCCGAGCAACGACAAGCCTGGGCTTGCACCTATGCGTCGAGTCAGGCTGAGCCGATCATCGGAGTATTTGTTCGTCGGATACGTAATTGCTTACAACTACGAATTTGCATTGGCTGGCCCTAACACAGTGCAGGTCACGTGCGCTGATGACTTTTACTTGTTGTCACAAACGCAGATGGCTGCGTTCAACCCGAGTGCGGAAACCTCGGGAGAACGCATTGAGACTGTTCTAGCGCTGCCAGAGGTCAATTACACAGGCACCACAGCTATTGACTCAGGCACGGTCAACCTGGGTCACGACAGCTCATACACGCTCAATGCTGGGCAAAACACGCTCGGCTACATCACGCAAATCAACCAGGCAGAGCAGGGCCGAGTGTTTATGAGCAGGGCAGGCGTGTTCACGTTCCAGCCACGTATCGGAGCCACGCTCAGCGGCTCGGTCATCACGTTTGCCGATGACAACACCAACACACCGTATGACAACGTGGAAATTGAGTTTGACGCTGATGGTGTAATAAATCGTGCCTACATTCAGGCGCTCGATGGCAAGAATGCAGTGGCTCAGGATTTGAGTAGCCAGGCCACGTATTTCATTCAATCGCAATCAATTACGAACAGCCTGTTGCATCAGCAAGGCGAAATTGACGCGCTTGCTGCCTATCTGTTGGAAGCGGAACCTGCCCCACGTTTCACGGCTGTCAGCACCAGCTTTGCCCTGCTGGACAACGCTGAGCGTGCGTTGGCTGCCACCGTGGACATCGGAGACACCATCACGGTCACCAAAGACATCACCGGGCTGTCAACCATCACGTCCGAATTGAGCATTGAAGGCATTGAAGGCAACATCAATTTCGCGTCAGGGCATCGCATTACCTACTACACAGCCCCGACCACCATCGTGTTCCAGCTCATTCTGAACGACCCGGTGTACGGTCAACTTGATGGCACAAACGTATTAGGATGAGGTAACCATGGGCGCTAACGCACAGACAACTGTTCCAACATTTACGGCTGCACAGGTTCTGACTGCCGATCAAATGAATCAGAGCGCTCGAACTGGTGTGCCAGTGTTTGCTGACACCACAGCGCGTGACGCTGCGTTTGGTGGCACTGGTGAAAAGACGCTTGCCGAAGGCCAATTGTGTTACCTCGAATCGACCAAGGTGGTGCAGTATTACGATGGCGCGGCATGGGCAACCGTCGGCCCGGCAACGTCGGGCGCATTGGTGTTCATCACCGGCGCGGCGTTCAGCGCGGTGGCAAGCGTTTCGGCCCCAGCAAACACGTTCACGTCAACGTACACCAATTATCTAATCGTGGTGGACATTTCTGCCATTAGTACCACAATGAACATTTTGTTGCGTTGGCGCGCTAGCGGTACCGACACCACGTCAGCCAACTATTTCACGATGCAAAACAGGGCAAACAGCGGGGCAACAGCGTCACAAATCGGCGTATCGTCCGGAACGTCTCACACCATTTTGTCGGGTGCCGACAATGCTGGCGTTTACGCCCACGGTTTTCAACTCACCGCCTACGCACCACAACTAGCACGCGCCACGCTGCACACTGGCCAAGGGGTTGATGGTAGTACACCACTTCTGGCAAACTTTGGCGGCACAATAAATCTGACGACGGTGTTTGACGCATTTACGCTGCTGACAAGCACCGGCAACATGACCGGCAATTACCGCGTGTACGGATACGCCAACAGTTAGGACACACCATGCCACGACCAACTATTCAGATCGGTGACGAAGTACGAGAGATGACCGCCGACGATTACGCACAATGGCAGGCCGCCGGACAAGAAGCGAACGAGTGGCAGGCCGCCGCCGCCGCCGCTGCCGACGCAAAAGCCGCCGCGCTCGCATCCGCCCGCGCCAAACTTGCCGCCTTGGGCTTGACTAATGCTGAAATTGCCGCACTGATCGGAGGCTGAACGTGAGATGGCAATACATCCTCGAAGACTGGGCCAAAAGTTTCGTCGCTGGAAGCGCCGCCGTGCTTATCACAAGCAACTACAACGTAGAAAACGCGCTAAAGGCAGGGATAGCAGCAGTCCTGCCAATGATTTACGCTTGGGCAAACACTAAAGACACGCGGTACGGACGCAAGTGAAATACCCGGTCAAGCCAGTAGTACTACCTGCTGACCTGCGAGGCGTACAGCCCGGGCGATTGCCTGCCTACCTGCTCAAAACTATTCGGCCCTATGGGCAACTACATCCTTTGGCTGCCCAAGCGTGGGAGGCTATGCGTCGAGCAGCACACGCTGACGGCATCAGGCCGTTCAAGCCGACGAGCGTCGCAGACACGTACAGGAGCTTGGAGACGCAGGAGCGAGGCTTTATGGCTCGATACACCACAGCACCCATTCCAACGACGTCTGTGCGCACCTACAAAGGGCAGAAGTACTACCTGAAGCCCGGCATGTCACCAATGGCAACACCGGGTACATCCATGCACAATTACGCGTTGGCCTGTGATGTCAGTGATGCCAGCGGTGATCGACTGAAATGGATGCTCGCCAACGCAGACTGGTACGGCTTCTGCTGGGAACTGCAATCAGAGCCTTGGCACATCAGGTACTACACAGGTGACAAGGTACCCTTAAAAGTGCAGCAGTTTGTGAGCCTGCATGCCGACCGAGATTTACGTAGCGCTAATTAGCGGTATTGCCATCATCTGCGCAGCAGTGCTGCCAGCCATCCTGATTGAACGTGCCCGACGAGAAAATGCTGATGATCACGCATACGTCCGCAAGATACTTACTAGGGTGGAACACAAGATTGACAACCACCTGGAGGATCACGACAATGGCGTTACGCGACGAAATAGAACCAAGACAAAATAGGTTGCACGACCTAGGCGTTTGGATTGATGCACAGCCAAACGGCGAGGAATGGTACGACCTGATTTACAACTTGGATTACAGCAATCA